TCTTCCAGTTCCAGTTGCATGAGATGATAAAGTTACAGTAGTTGTACTAGTAGCATATTTATAAAATGGTTGAGTGGTTTTATTAATACTGTTTACAGTAACAGTATCATCATCCTCAAAAGCAAATAAACTTACAGTAAAATTAGTAGCTGAAGTTCTTTTAATTTCTATAATAGGATTATCTCTATGTGTTATAAATACAGTATCGCCAAACTGAGCATAATTTAATTCAAATAACTGTGCAGTAGTCCAATTACAATTAGAAGTTATATTTGTTTGTACATCAGCTCCATCACTATCTACAACATCTAATCTATTATTTGATAATGCAAATATTGCTACTTCATCATTAGAAAATATAAAAGGAATTATTCTTGTTTCTCTTGTACTAAAAGTATTTTTATACTCAGTGCCAGGTCTACGCATAACTCCACCTTCATCTAAAAGATACCAATTACGACATTGTTTAGCTCCATCAAAATATGCTTTGGCATCTGTACGAGCTGCTAAAAGAGGGTTAAGTTCTCCTGAAGAAAAATTAGTTAATACTGTTCTTAATTGTCTAGCCATTTAATCCAAAACCACTTGATCTAGTTGATCTTCTTTCTTCAATAAATCTGCTAGTAGCAAGTTGTTTAGATGTTGTTTCTTGTGAAGCTATATTTTTAGCTCTCATAAATTGTCTTTCAGATAAATCATCAAATTGTTTAATCATACCAGCATCTCTTGCAACAGCTCCAGCATAGATTGAAGCTAGTTTATATTCTAAGGCAAGACGAAAATAGGGAGGAAAATTACTTTCGTCTTGTCTAAAAATATAATCCATAATTACAGTTGAGTTAGAACCATAACCATTTAAATAAATCATATCTTCATATCGTGAATAAGGCAAAACAACATCATTACAAGTAACTGTACATATTTCTAAAACTTGTGGATTTGTTGGAATTTGATATGCATATTCATATCTACCAGCTGGAGTTGCTGTTAATAAAGATAATTGTTTTTGCCCAGTAGCAAATCTCCATCTAGTTCTAGTTAAACTAGCTTCTACAATTTCTTCATAAATATTATTTGTTACTAATCCTTCTGTACTGTCATCTGTAAATGACGAAATCGGTTGCGCACCGATCATAATTAAAGCTCTTGCTGCTATATCTACTTTTGTTACTGCCATATTTTAATTGTTTTATGATGGGGGAAAATTCCCCCACCAAATTAATATCAGTTACGCAAGTGCTACAGTTGTTACAGTTGTTGCTCCAGTTGCTGAAGTAACAGTGATAACATCCATTTCATGCGTTCCACCTACACCAATAGAACAAAGGATTACATCTCCAATGCTTAATTCTTGGTATGATAGATTAAAGTAACCAGAAGCAACTACTGTTGATTTGGCATCTCCGTCAGTATAATACCAGAGAGAATTTTCATCTCCTGATTGGGAGATTTTTTTAATTGGGTTTGCTAATGCATATGCCATAATAATATTTCTCCTTTCTTATTCTGTACAGAGCTGTACTCTAGCTCCATCGCCATCAATTAAAACTGAACCCATGCTTAACATAGAAGTAACAAGGTGTGCTACTTTTTCAGGAATGTAATTCAATTCAGTTCTCACATCAGTACCAACACCTAAACCACAAGATGACTTATGCCATGCTAGAGTTTTTCTGTCGTTACCAGTTTTAGTTAAACCAGAGTGAGTAAAGATTAAGAATCCCATCCATCTTTTAGCAGTTTGTTCGCCACTTAAGAATGGAAGATCAGCTGGACCAACATAGTCTTGATTAGCAAATTGATTAACTGCTAATAGTTCACCATATTGGGTTGGGCCTAATGCCCAGTATCTTTGGTTGTCATCAGGAACATCATTGTTTCCGAAAACAGTTTGCATGTTTTGAGCTTTAATCAAAGTCATGCCAGTTGCAGAAGCTGTACCACCAAATGAAACATTTGCCGCTATAGAAGTTGCAGCAGTAATAATATCAATAATAATTGAATCAGTCTTTCTACCTAATGCATAAGCTGCATTTTTAGCAAGAATCCCTCTTTCATCGATATTAGTTTTAAGCTCATCCAGTTTATCAACATAATCAGCTGCATAAAAGTCGCTTAAAGAAGCAGACACATTACTGTGTGCGCTGTTCATAGCTACTACTTCAGCATGTCTTGCTTTTGTAGTTGCAGAACCTTTAGCTAGTTTTTGAAAAGTAACTGTTGAACCAGTAACTCCATTAACATTTCTAACTAAATTCTTCATTTTTGACCCCATGCGTTGATATGCCATGTGGACTTCAGCTTCAAATTGCGTAATAAATGCGTTAGTAATTGAACTAGCCATTATATTATCCTTTCAATTTAAAGTTTGTTTCGCTTGTCTTTTATGTATTCCTTGTGTTGTCCATAGATATCATAGGCACAAATACCCACAAAAAAGGGCTTGTGTATTCTATCTCATAAAATTTATTTTAATTCAACGCACATTCTTAAGTTTTTTAACTAATATTTTTAAAAGTATAGGGTTTTCTTTAAGTGTTGCTACTAAACCATTAGAAAGTGCATTGATAACTACTTCTTCTTTATTTTCTTCATCTAAAGGTTGTCCTGATTGTGTTAAATTATAATAGTATGCTATTGCATGAAGTACCTCATGTATTAAAGTACATGAATAATCTAAATTAGATAAATCCTCCTGAATCGTAATAGAATTTTTCCTATGGTCAAATTCGCCATATGAATCAGAAGGTTTAGAAAATGTTGCTTTATCTTTTTCTACAAGAACATCTTGATAACTTATTTTAAGATTAAAGTTTTGCTGGAGTAGTTCCGTATTTTTTTTCATATAAAGCTGTAACTCTATTTACATATGCTGGGTCTCTCCTAGTATCATCCCAATAACGAGCATCTCTCATCATAGATCGTAAATCATCTTCACTAGCATTTACATCAATAGCAGTATCAGAACTAGGAATAGAAGAATCTTTTGTTAATCCCATTATTTCTTCTAAAACCTTAACATTATCAGCACTTGTTGCAATGTTTGAAACAGATTGATATGCAGTTTCAGAAAGATTTTTCTTTGCCCATAAATCAACAGCTTCTATTCTAGCTTTACCATTATCGCCTAATTCAGCTATTTGATCTTCTTGACTAGGTATATCAGCTACAGCATTATCTACAAATGCTTTAATTCCATCATTAAAATCATCTTGTGATAAACCTTTTGATTTAGAAAATTCTTGCCACCATTGAACCATAGGTACATCAGGACTTAAATTAACATCTACATTTTCAGGAAGTTCAGGAGTAGGAAGTTCATATGATTCAGGTACTTTACCTAATCTTTCCTTTTCATAATCTTCACGAATAGATTTTGTTAATTCTTCTGTTCGTTGTCCTAGTTTAGATTCTAATGCTTTATAAGAAGAACCTAATGCTTCAATATTAACTTCTCCTCTATCAGTATCCCAAAATTTTTCTGATATATATTCTGGTCTACTTGCTTGTTCTTGTTGTTGTTCTTGTGGTTGCCCATTATCTTCAGCCATTGTTTTCTTTTCCTTTGTTTATTCTGTTTTGTATTATTGCATATAAAAATTTTGAACCTTCCATATGAAATAATTGATTGGTTTCTATATTTGGACCACTTACTGAATCTACAGTAATTGATTTTAAATGTGTTAAAACTTCCTTACCAGCATCAGTAGAAAAAACAGAAGCATATAATTTATTAATTCTATTTTCTTCAACCGAAATTTCTTTTGGTTTTTTTTTATCCTTGAGGCTGTTCCAACTCATTTGCACCCATACTACCTTGTTGAGCCATGTTTTGCAACTGATTTGCTAATTCTTGTTGTTCAGCTGCATCTCTAATTAATTTTTCAGGTAAGTTCATTTTTTCAGCTAAATACTTAGCTACTTCATCTTGTTTAACTATCATGTTCAACATTTGTGGACCAAATGTCATAGCAATAATTTCATTAAATCTACTTACATCTGCTACATCTTGTTGATGTTGTGCTTTAGCTAATGGAGAACGAGGTACTACTTTTACTTCTTTTCCATCTACACTAGGAATATCTATTCTACCTTGTTTAGATAATATTCTAATTACTCTACGAAGTAATGGAGTTACAAACTCAGACTGTAATCTACCAAATGAAGAACCTATTTGTCTTGATAGGTCTGCCATTCTTTCTGCAACTTCTGTAGCTGACATTGGTGTACCTTCTGGTCTACCTAAAGTTTCCATGTATAGAGCTTTTTTAATATTTGTTCTCATGTCAGATAATATTAATTGAGCTACATTAAAATCTCCAGCTCCATTTAAAGGAACTAAACCTCTACTGCCTGGCGATACTGGAATTAGACTACCGGGAACAAGTTGAATATTATCAGGATTAATTACACCATCATCTTCAAAAGTATAAATACCACTAATTGACATTTGTGCATTTTGTAAAATCATTTCTACAGTTAAGTTAGTAGTTTTAATTGCAGCCATTGCATTAAAGATTGGTCCTCTACCATAAACTTCGCCACTTGCTTTGTTCCATCTAAATACTAAATATGGATTAGAAGCATTACCTTTTAATTCTTTTTCTTCTATCATTATTTTTTCTTTAGGAAGTACAACACAGTATTTATATTTTTCTACATTAGGCTCATCATACAAACGCATAACACCTTCAACAACAGTACATTTTGTTTTTGTATGTCTAACCTTATTCATTATTTCAAAAGGTATATTTCCTTTAGGATAGATTGATTGTAAATCTTCATAATCAACATATCGTGTTCTATAAATTTGATCTATTCTATTATCTGGTCCTGAGTTTAAAGTTATGCGTGGTAAAGGTATTGCATTAAATTTAATTGGATTAATTGCATCTCCTTCTTCTACTAATAAACATCCAGTACCTACAGCTAAGTCCATAAAACATTCATGTACTTCTGTATTAAAATTACTATTTTGTAATACTTCAAATACATAGCTAGTTATTGCATCTAACTGTTCATTTATTTGTGGTTTTAAATCATCTGGTATTTCAGTTCCAGCTTCAAAATCTGCCCATCTTGCAAAGGTAGGTGTCATACCAGCTTGTAATCTACTAGCAAATTCTTGTATTCCTACTACTGCTGTTTCATCAAATATTTTATCAGTTCTTCTTTCGCCTGGTGTTTCTTCATAAAAAGATTCTCTTTGAGGTAAACAATATTCATATGCTTCTTCAAATTTATCTTTCCAATAATCTTTTATTCCTTCTGCTTTTTTAAATCTTTTCAAAAAAGTAGCTACACTATTTGCAGTATCTCCAACATTAGGAGTTATATCAGGCATTTCATAAGACATTAAACCATACTCCCAGTAATTGTTTGACTAGTTTTTTTAAATAATGATCTAGCACTAGCTAATTGATCATCTCCTTGACCAGCTTTTTTCTTTTTAAATTTAGTTGTAGTAGAAATTTCTTTTTCTTCTGTATTTGCATCTATTACTTGATCTTGATTAGATACAACATTATCAGTTGTTTGATTAATTTTTTGAGATGATTGTATTCCTGAACTAGACATAGTTGAATAAAATTTTTTTAAATAATTATCATAAGTATTGCCAGGTCTATTAGTATATGCAAAAGCAGTACCAGCTAAAGGCATCCCCATTATAGCCATTCCACCTAAAAAAAGACTTTTTGTTCTTTTTTGTGATTCAAACATTGGCTCTGATATTTGTATAGAAGTCATAATACCAGTAGGGTCGCCTGAACCCATAGCTGAATTTGATTGTCCATATTTTAATTTTTGACTTTTTGTATCACCTATTACTGATCGACTTATACTTGGGTCGCCTTGAGCATATAACTTTTCTCCTTCTGCTTTACTTATTCTAACAAATTCACCCCCAACTTTTTTAAAATAATTTCCTACTTTAACTTTTTTTTGTGATACTAAATAATCATCAGTAGCTTTAGAAGCTTCAGAACCATAAAAATCTTGGTCTTTTCCTTTTAAATTATTTGCTTTATTACCTTGACCAATACCTAATACTTTTTTAACTTGTTGTGTTCCCTGATTTGATTGATTATTAGACCTATCTCCAGCACCAGCTCTTGAGTTAGTTCCTTTATTTGAACCCATTAATTCATTTCTCCTTCAGAATAAAAACCAGCACCACCAGCTTTAGTAAATAAAGAACGACTACCAACAAGCCCTCTTTCCCTTCTTCTCTTTTGTCTTTTTTCTTCTGCTTTTTTCTTAGCTAATTCTTTTTCTTCAGCTTCTCTTTTCTCTTTCATCTGTTTTTCTAATTCAGGATCAGGAGGAGGTGGCTTTGGAGCTCTAAATATTCCCATAATTATAACTCTATTTCATAGAATTTTTGTTTTTTCAACGCACAAAAGAGTTGATATGGTGTAAATATCCAAAAATATGTCATACCTAACAATCTTTGCACATAACTAACACATGAATGTTCTTTAATCCAAGAACTAAATAATCTTGGTAATCCTAACTTTACATCTTCTC